AAAATAAAATCGAATAATTATAATTAATGAGTAGTATGGCTGACATAAGAAAACTTGCACCGTTTATTCTGAAAAGGGAAGGCGGTTTTGTAAATGACCCTGACGATTTGGGAGGGGCTACCAATATGGGGGTGACTATCGGAACCTATGAGGCATATTGCCGAAAGAAAGGATATTCCAAGCCTACAGTTGAAAGATTGAAAAATCTCACAAAAGAGGAATGGACGGAAATCTTGAAAACCATGTACTGGGACAGATGGAAGGCTGATGAGATAAAATCGCAATCAGTTGCTGATATATTAGTTGATTGGGTCTGGGCATCCGGTGCGCACGGAATTAAGATTCCTCAACGCTTGCTTGGTGTTACGGTGGATGGCATTGTAGGTCCCAAGACCATTGCCGCAGTTAATTCCCGTAATCCGCGTGAACTGTTTGACCAGATCAAGATTGCACGGTTTGATTTTATCGAGGATATATGCCGGAAACGCCCAGCAAACAACAAGTTCAAACGGGGGTGGATGAACCGCATAAATGATATCTCTTATGTTGGTTAGAATTATGAACTGGGTAAGCCAGCAATATATGCCGGCTCCTTTCATGTGTCTGTTCCTGCTGTTCGGATCATGTGGCAGCTCGCATAAATCTGTCAAGTCCGATACAGAAGTAATCAGGAAGGATAGTACCAGTGAATCAGTCAACATCATACATGGGTCTGCTACTTCTTTAAGAGAGCTGATAACCACTAATGGCAACTATGTAATTGATTTCTGTATCTATGATACCCGAAAACCGCCCGATAGCCTGACCGGGAAACCTCCGTTATTGGCAGACGGTCATGTGGAAGGTGATTTCAGCAAGAATAAAAGGAAGGAAACTGCAATCAAAGACAGTACGGAAGTGAAAGCTGACAAGGAAACCACTTCCACCAAACATGAAGAAACCAAGACTGAAGGGGTAAAGGATAAAAAAGAATCCACTTTGCTTAAACAAATCGGTTTTGCCTGTGTTTGTGTAACCGTTTTGATTGTCGTTATGCTGATAGTAAAGCATTGGCGCAATAGACAATCTTCATCATAAGACTTTAAATTTATAAATTGGACTGCCCCAGCTCGTGATGAGTCGGGGCTATTTTTGTTATCTTTGCCGGAACTAACATTAACTTATGTATTATGGCTGAAAAAAAAGAATCTTATTCCGAAGAGGAATTGAATGAAATGATCGTATGGTTCAATAACCATGCTGATGAACTTCCCAAAGAAATGCAGATTAACAAAGCGGCTTTCACTCCGGATTTGAAACTTACTGTTGAAAGTTGTATCATGCAGGCTAAGCAATGTCTGGGCAACTATAAGATGGCCGGGGCTTTCCGAATGCTCCAACAAATCAGAGAGAACCTTGAAAAGGCGGTCCAATAAGCTGCCTTACATTTACCCTTTCATCATATCGGGGTTAAAAACATAATCAATAACCCTACTGTTAACATCATTAATTACGGAAAAATCTTTTTTTATGTATAGATCTGTCATTCTGTTCTCTTTATCTACATGATTTAGTGCTTCTCCTACTGTACCTTTGTCCACTTTTAAATCGTTTCGTGCGATGGAAGCGAAAGAATGCCGGGCTGCGTAAAATTCCAAATCTTCAATGCCAAGAACTTTCCCTATCTGTTTCAAACCTACATTTATGGCAACATTGAGTCTGCCATAAGTGGAATACTTTTTATATAACCTAAAAACTCTTTCTTCGGATACGTCCTTATACTTTTCGTATATGGGCAATATGAAGGGATGAATGTTAACGCTTATTTTTGCTTTATCAGTCCTTCTTGTTGCAGTTTTTGCCCTGTTGTATGTGATTGTAAGCGTTCCCTTGCTTTCGCTTATAGTGTCACAAAGAAACAAATCTGCCGAGTTCATACCCATCAAGCAAAAGGATAATATAAACATATCCTTTGCAAAATTAAATCTGCAATCCTTCTCCTTTTTATCTTTAGTGAGTATATATGGCAGGTTGTATATGGCTCTGATAGTATCTGCGTCCAAAGCTCTTTCGCGGGTACATATTATATTAGGTATAGAATACTTGGTAAATGGAGACCATGGTATCTTTATGTCCCCTGCTTCTTCATCATTATATTCTTTTTTAGCTTCGTTATGCAAATGCCTGATTGCTCCCATATATAAAGAGAGTGCACGTCTTTGACCGAGATGTTCTTCATACGATTTCAAGAATTTGTAATTTATCTCCTTAAAATCCAATTTCTCCCGTCCCAGGAATTTTGTTAAAGAGTTTACCATGCAGGAATACACATTGATTCCATGCTTCTCTCTGTTCTCATCTATCCATTTGCGGGCGTAGGAAATGAAGTCTATTTTTAGAGATGATTCATCAGTTTTGGTTATATGCTCCACAAGTTCTGTTATATCCATATCGTTTATGAGCAATGACAACAGGTTGCACTTGCTCCGATATATGGATATGATGTTATTTAATTCATCTAAGATGGACTGATTTTTGATTTTAAACCCCTTGGTTATATCTTCTTTCGTAACATATATGGAAGTGGGAATCCTTTTAAGCTTCCTATTGTGTGTGACTCTTATCTTAACGTTGTAAGTGCCATCTATTCTTTTCCTATCTTTAAATATTTCATATTTGAATGTTGCCATAATCGTGTATGTATGTTGAAACTATGTTGAAACAATTTCACGCAAAAGTAACTCTTTGGCGCAAAAGTGGCAAATAAATTTTTTGTTCACATGAGAAAAAAACTTTCCCAAAGCTTTGTATTATTGATTTTCTATGTATCTTT